GGCCAGCAAGTCACTACATGACTATGAGATTCAGGTTGATATTGATGAAAAGGCTATGAATTTCGTGAAGCGATTAGAACGCTGCTATGCCAAAGGTGAGACTGGCAATGCCATCATCACAGGACCTTCTGGTGTTGGTAAGAGTCATCTGACCTATGGATTAGCTCGGTTTCTCAATGAGCAGTTCAAGTCTTATGATGAACCGAAAAGTGTGCTCTTTGTGTCAGTTGTGACTTTATTTGACAAGATTCGTGAAAGTTTTGAGTATGACAATGGGTATTCAGAAGCTAAGATGGTTAAGCTGCTATCAGAAGTAGACTTCCTATTTTTAGATGATCTTGGGAAAGAAAGTCGTAAAGCTGATACAAAGCGAAACGAATGGGCACATCAGATATTGTTCAAGATCCTTGATAATCGGACGAATACGATTATCAACACGAATCTGTCTAGTGAAGAAATTAAAGAGCTTTACTCGGACGATTTTGGGAATGGTGCTCTATCAAGTCGCATTTTTGAGGGAGCAACTGGAAAGTGCTTTGTGTATCCAGCTGGGATGAAGGATAGGAGGTATTGATGATTGAACGATACAGGATTGACTACGGAGCAGCTTATTGCTACTACTTGATTACGAAGAAAACGGAGGAAAAATAAGATGAATACAAAAATGAATTTGGAAGAAAAAGTACAACAATGGTTTGTAGACAGAAATCTACATGAAGCAAATCCTGTCAAACAGTTCTTGAAGCTGATGGAAGAATCAGGGGAATTATTTGAAGGCATCGCGAAGGATAAATCTGAACTGATTTACGATGCGCTCGGAGACATCCAGGTAGTTTTGATTGGGTTTGAACAACAGATCAAGAATGGCGCTCAGATTTCAGCGAATCAACAGGAACTCGAATTGCTGCTGATGGTTTCCAGTTTGGGCAATATCGCTCAGAAGTTATACGCTCATGTCTGTCACAATGAAACTCAAATTCCTTTAATCAAAGCTGATTTGATGTTTCTTGACAGTGTTGTTAGCACTGTTTCGTTTTTAAATGGAACTACTGCTGAGAATTGTTTAGACGAAGCATACAACGTTATCAAAGACCGAAAAGGGAAGATGATCGATGGAGTGTTTGTCAAAGAGGAGGACCTATAATAATGATTAATAATGTCGTACTTATTGGCCGGTTAACTCGTGATGCTGAATTAAGGTATACACCATCGAACATTGCAGTTGCTACATTTAATTTGGCAGTTAATCGAAATTTTAAAAATGATAATGGAGATAGAGAAGCAGACTTTATCAATGTTGTGATGTGGCGCCAGCAGGCTGAAAATTTTGCGAATTGGGTAAAAAAAGGGAATCTTGTAGGGATTACAGGCCGCATTCAGACTCGTAGCTACGATAACCAGCAAGGACAACGTGTCTATGTGACTGAAGTTGTAGCTGAAAGTTTTCAAATCCTTGAAAAAAAGGATAATGCTGCAAATAATGCAAGTATGGAAAATCAAATTCCACCAAGTTTTGAAAAAACTAACCCTATGGATATATCTGATGATGATTTACCATTCTAGGAGTATTCGGATGAGTACAATTAATCAAGATATAATTAAGGGTTTAAAACGTTCAATCAAAGTAGCTGAAGAAAAGATTGAAGAACTGAAGAAACCAAGTCATAAATCAGCGGTGCACATGAGAGCTGCTGAACGCGATTTTTGGAAGAAGAAACTGAAAAGGTATCAAGAACAGTTGGAGGAGTTGGGAGAATGAAATTTTCAAAGTATACACACAAGTCTTTTGATGGTGTGAAAACCATAAGAGGATGGGTTTTGGTGAACAATTATGGCGAAAAGGAATTCGTTTATTACAACGGAACGGAATTATGTGTTCACCCTGCTAGTGATTGGGAAGGTGAGTTAGAGGAGGTAACAGAATGAAAGATTTGATGTTTTGGGGAATGTTCTTTGCTTGTGTGTCGGTTTTAGTAATGGCAGTATTCGTATTGCTCTATCAACGTCAAGTTAATATTGATTTGAGAAGTAAATATAACGATTTAGTGCGAGAGCTAAATAATAGTTTTGGTTGGGAAGAATGGAATTGGGCGAATAATTTCAGAGAGTATGCTCGAAAAGTTGATTCCTTAGAAAATTTTCGGATGGATATTGAACGACTTGAAATTATCAAGAAAGCATTAGATGCCCAAAAACTCGAAGAATTACAAAAACGTAAAGAACTAGTTGAACGTGAAATCGAAAAACTTGAAAAGTAAGGAGGTAGAGTGATGGAATTTTTACTAACAAGTACGTCGGGGGAAGTTGAAAAACAAATTCCTAACACCACAATTAAAAAATACACAAAAAGAGAAGTTAGAATATGTTCGACATTTGAAGAATTTGATAAGCGATTTTCTAGGATAGAAGGCACTTGGCTTTCTAAAGGAGTTAATCATAAAACATCTAAAGGTCGAATACAAAGAGAATTCCCGAACGGTGCAGAGGGGCATTTTATCGAAATCAATTCGATAGAGGAGTTGTTAGAATTTCAGAGAGAAGTGAGAAACGAGCTGGTGATTACTTTTGCAAATGATAATGAATCAATTCCAGCTATTGAAATTTATAACTATTATAGGGAGTAAACATGAAGCGATTTATAGCACTGTGGATTGTCTTGTCAGCTACTTTGAATATCTGGCAATATGTCCACATTAAAAATCTTGAAAAAAGGCGCCCTATTGTAATCTACAAAGCAGATAATAAAGGCGCAGGAATTAAAGGTAAAGTCGTCCACAAGGAGAAGATTGGCGAACTCTACACGATCACAATACAAAATTACGGCACATTCGTGGTGTCACAAGATAACTACGAATTTTTGAAAATCGGGGACGAGGTGAGATTATGAGCCTAGAAAAAATTGACAATGTAAACAAACCAAGCCACTATCAAGGTCGGTACGGTATGGAGTCCATCGATGCTTTAAGGAACTTCATGACACCAGAACAGCTGAAAGGCTTCTTTTTAGGTAATAGTTTAAAATACCTACTAAGGCACCAAAAGAAAAACGGTCTTGAAGATTTGAAAAAGGCTCGCAAAAATCTGGATTGGTTGATCGAGGAGATGGAGTGTGAGGATAAAAACATCAACAGGGACGATCACTTTAGTCTTTGATGAAAAAGTTATTTAAAAATTCAATAGACTTAGAAATATTACATGGCATAGAAAAGAGGTGAACGATGCCTTTCTTTCCTGATATTAACGAATCAAAAACAAAAGAAAATGCCAAGAGAATTCTGAGAGGATATCTTAGATGGAGAAGAGTGGCCAATGACATAGATGGACAGAAGGTAACAACAACCTACTCATTTATGCCACGATCTCAATCATTTGGTAGAAATAGCCAAGTTGAAAAATTAGCGATCCGAAAAGTTGATGCAGAGCTTGAGCTGGATGCAATTGAACAAGCAGTAAGTGGATTACATGATCCATTGTATCGTAGAATCCTTTATGAGAAATATCTTCAATGGGACTGTAAGAAAGACGAAACAATCTCAATGGATTTGGCTATCTCAGAAAGTTCTTATTACGATATCTTAGATAAGGCTTTAATGGCATTTGCTGAGCTTTACCGAAATGGAGAACAGATTGAAATCTTAGAATAAAAAAATGGAGTTTTCTTGGAGTTTTCTTGGAGTAAATTTGGAGTAAGTTCGGAGTAAATATACGAATTAATGTGCTAAAATTATATTATGAAATAATTATAAAGGCAGGCACAACCTGCCTTTTCTTGTGGTTTGGAGGTGATACCATGAAGAAAGTAGAACCCATTCGTGAACCAGATGACATTGATAGAATGAAGAATTATTTGAAATCGAAAAGTGAGCGAAACTACATTCTTTTTTTGGTCGGAATTTATTCAGGGCTACGAGTAAGCGATATTGTCCCTCTTCAAGTAAAGCATGTCAATCAAGATAGAATTGAGGTTAAAGAGAAGAAGACTGGTAAAATAAGAAAATTTGCAGTTAATCCTGAACTACGTAAAGCTTTGGATTGTTACATAAAAGAAAATCATCTTGAGAGTTATGACTATCTTTTTCCTAGCAGAAAGAAAGTTAGAGGTGACGGAGTAAGTATTAAACACATTGGTAGAGTAGCTGTGTATCAATTTTTAAATGATGCAGCTAAACATTCAGGATTAAAAAACATTGGAACCCATTCGATGAGAAAAACATTTGGTTATCATCATTACAAACAAAATGGGAATATAGCTATTCTAATGCAAATACTTAATCACTCTGCACCAGATATTACCTTAGATTACATCGGATATAATCAAGATGAAATCGATGAAAGTATGCTTACTTTTACGTATTAAAAGTATACTTATTTAACATATTGAGAAAAAGTAAATTGGATAATTCAGAAATGCCTACAAACCATTGTCATAACTGGGTTAAACAATACTCTGTCGAAAGTCACAAAATATAAGATATGTTAAATACGAGAGGGTGTTAAAGGTTGAAAAACTCCCCCCCTACATCATAAAACTTTAACTCCCTACCTCCCAAAAAAGAAAGGCCCCTCCCTAAATGAATACCCCCCATGAAAGACCGGACCGGAGCGGTCCTCATAGAGTTGCTTTTGAAAAGAATAAAAATATTATTCTCAAAACAAGAAATACTTGTGGGATTTGTGGACTACCAGTTGATAAGTCCTTGAGGTACCCACATCCATTAAGTCCAGTCATTGACCACATTATTCCAATCAATCGTAATGGTCATCCATCAGATATTCAAAACTTGCAGTTAGCCCACTGGCAATGCAACAGACAGAAGTCTGATAAGTTATATGCTGACGATAGATCAGCCAATGCTACTGTTGTAGGTAATCGCAATCTACCACAGTCAAGAGACTGGACAAAGTATAGAGCTTGAAGAAACCAAAAAAGAAAAATTATATTATTTTTTAAAAATATCAAAATAATAATGAATGCTTAAATTTTGAAAAAATAACAGATATGTGTGAAGTAAGTCCTAGCTAAAGTATAGGGGGGTATCCCCCTCCCACTAGGCGCTCGCGAGCTTCACGCCGTCACTGTACATTTTTTCTCGCGCCAAATCATCACAATGAAAGGAGAACGGTTTGGAATTAAGAGGGATTGAGTATCTTAGGAGGAAGTTGAATCTCTATCAGAGCAGAGTCAATCTGAGATACAAGCATTATGCGATGCAGCATTATGAAGCACCTACAGGAATCACAATTCCTGCACACATCAGGGCAAAGTATCAAGCTGTCCTTGGTTGGGCTGCAAAGGGCGTTGATAGTCTTGCAGATCGTTTGATTTTCAGGGCATTTGCTAACGATGATTTTAATGTTACAGAAATCTTTAATCGGAACAATCCAGATATCTTCTTTGATAGTGCTATTTTAGCTGCGCTGATTGGTTCGTGTAGTTTCGTCTACATTTCGAAGGGTGAAGATGATGAGGTGAGGTTGCAAGTCATTGAATCAAGTAATGCGACGGGTGTTATTGATCCTATAACTGGATTGCTTGTGGAAGGTTATGCAGTTCTGGCTCATGATGATTACAATCGTCCAACGCTTGAAGCATACTTTGAACCTAATGCTACTCATTTTATTCCGAAAGATGGGGAGCCTTACTCGGTTACGAATGAAACGGGTATTCCTCTGCTAGTTCCGGTCATTCATCGTCCTGATGCGGTTCGTCCTTTTGGTCGGTCTCGTATTACCAGGGCAGGAATGTATTATCAGAAATACGCTAAGCGAACTTTGGAACGGGCTGATATCACTGCTGAGTTCTACTCATGGCCACAGAAATACATTCTTGGACTTGATCCTGATGCGGAACCTATGGAGAAATGGAAAGCTACTGTATCAAGCTTGTTGACGATTTCTTCAAGCGATAAAGGTGAGAAGCCGAGCGTTGGACAATTTACTACAGCAAGCATGTCTCCGTTTACGGAACAGCTAAGAACAGCAGCTGCTGGATTTGCTGGGGAAATGGGTTTGACCTTGGATGACCTTGGTTTTGTATCAGATAATCCGTCATCAGTAGAAGCAATCAAGGCTAGTCATGAGAATCTGAGATTGGCTGGACGTAAGGCTCAGAGATCGCTTGGAGCTGGTTTACTTAACGTAGCTTATGTTGCAGCGTGCTTACGTGATGAGTTTCATTATGCCAGAAGTCAATTTGTAAGAACTACAGTCAAGTGGGAACCATTGTTTGAAGCTGATGCGAATACCATGACTATGATTGGTGACGGTGTTGTGAAACTAAATCAGGCTTTACCTGGTTACATCAACGCAGAAACCATTCGAGACCTTACTGGTATCGCTGGAGACATGTCTGCCAAACCAGTTGTAAGCGAGGATGGTTCAAATGGAGAATGATGTTTTACCTGATATCTTGAAAGAGGTTCAAGAGAGATTTGAGAGAGATTTTGGTAAGAGTGAGATTGTCAGAAATGCTTTTGCCATGTTGGAAGCTAAAAAATCAACCTACAAAACAGCAAATGAGTTTGCGATTGAAATTGGTGAAATTCTCTCTAAGGCTCTAAGAGCGTCTCTGAGCGCCGATAAATTACCAGACGGTAAAATGTATTACAATATCGCTCAACGTTTGCTGACGGACGTGCTAGGACGAAATCACGAGATTGTGAGTGGTTACGCTAGCGATGTTCAGAAGAATTTGAATCAGGAAGCGAAAATCGGTATGGAAATTCAAGTTCCTGAATTGAATCGGGATCGAATCGCTGGCATTGTTAATCGCTTTTCGTATGAGGAGAACTTTGAAGATGTGAGTTGGTTGCTTGGTGAACCTATTGTGAACTTCACACAGTCTATTATTGATGATAGCATTCGTGAGAATGCGGAGCTTCATCATAAAGCTGGCTTACAACCGGAGATTGTCAGAAAACCTTATTTTCATTGTTGTGAATGGTGTCAAGAAGTTCAAGGGAGTTATAAATATCCAAGAGTTCCAAAGGACGTTTATAGAAGACATCAACATTGTAGATGTACTGTTGACTATGATCCGAAAAGTGGAAAAATTCAAAATGTCTGGACTAAAAAAATCAGCAATAAGAGTTCAGATGAATTAGAAAATCGTAAGAGAATAAATATTGATGTGCGTGATAACAATCGCAAAGCAGACATTCAGGAGTATAAGACAATAGTTGATGTTTTAGGAGTTAAAAACGCTCCTATTTCACTGGCAAAATTTCAGGATTTGAAGTATAATGATGTTAAGGGATACAAGGAACTAAAAGACCGTATAAAATGGACTAAAGCAAAGTTCCCTACTGAAAAATCTTTAAATGGTCATTTCAAAGATCATGGAAAAGAATTTGGCGATATAACCATTGAAGAATACCAAAAAATGGCGTCTGATTTGTTATCAAAACAGACATCGGACAAGATATTAGGTTATCAGACGGAACATAGACGAGTTCGTTATGATGTTGAGAACAACGTATATGTTTTAGGAAATCCTAAAGTACATAAAATAAATACGATGTTTAAACCAGACTTAGGAAAGGAGTACTATGATGGAGAATTCAAAAAAGACATGGGAGATTGATGGTTATCTATGGCTTCATTGCCCTGTTTGTGGAACTGAAGTTATGGACTATGATATCTGTGACGTCTGTCATTGGCAAAATACAGGTATTATAAATACCGATGGCGGTCCAAATAAAATGACACTTGCGGAGGCTAAAGAAGCTTATGCTAAGGGTGAACCGATTAAATAAAAGCACTTAACTGAAGTTGAAGTTAGGTGCTTTTATTATGTTTTAGTTTAGGAGGTGATCCGTATCTCCCAGCGATAGGGTTATCATGCGATGACGATTGAAAGGAAAGTGGAATGGCGAGGAAGAAGAAACTTGGCAATCAGAATCCTACTCAATCGGTGATTTTAAAATACGTCAAGAAAAATTCAAAAGCTAAAGAAGCGATTGAATTTTACGAACGGACTGGTCTTTCTTGCTATGCTTGGCAGAAGAATCTTTTGTTGCCTTTGATGGCTGTTGATAAAAATGGTCTTTGGGTGCATCAGAAGTTTGGTTACTCTATTCCTCGTCGTAATGGGAAATCTGAAATCCTATATATTGGTGAAATTTGGGGGCTACATGAAGGATTAAATATCCTACATACTGCCCACAGAATTTCTACCTCTCATGCCTCTTTTGAAAAGGTTAAACGATACCTTGAAAAAATGGGTTATGTAGATGGTGAGGATTTTAATTCCATTCGAGCAAAGGGACAAGAAAGAATCGAGCTGTATTCAACAGGTGGTGTAATCCAATTCCGTACAAGAACCTCAAATGGTGGTCTTGGTGAAGGTTTTGATATGCTGATCATTGACGAGGCTCAAGAGTACACGACTGAACAGGAATCTGCTTTGAAATACACGGTTACGGATAGTGAGAATCCTATCACAATCATGTGTGGGACACCTCCAACTCCTGTATCGAGTGGTACGGTCTTTACGAAATACCGTGAGACTTGTCTCTTTGGAAAAGGGAAGTATTCTGGCTGGGCTGAGTGGTCGGTTTCCGATGAAAAGGAAATCGACGATGTGGAAGCTTGGTATAATTCCAATCCATCCATGGGCTACCACTTAAA